TGCAATCGCCTTTGCCGTTGTCGTTCCAGTCATACATGATGATGTCCCCGATGGATGGGCGGTAGCTGTCATTCTCCACCCAGCGGCCTTTTGCCTTGTAAAGCTCCACCATCTTGCCGCAGCTGCACTCTAGCTCTGCGATGTCCGCCAACCCGGCTTTGATAAATGCCGCCGATACCGTTGTAGCGCACCATTCGTCCGTGCTTTTCACCTTGTAGCCCCGCGCCAGAGGCTTGTGTCCGTTGTAGATGTCAATAATGGCCTTGTGTCCCCCGCTCGATTCTTTGCGGCCTAGCCAGCCTTTCATGGTATTTACAACCTTTTGTCTTAGTTCCTGTTCCGTCATGGTGTTCCCTCCTATGTTTTGCCGTTTTTAATCGCAGAAAGGACGCTGCACGGATGCAGCGCCCCTCCTATCACTTGCCCGAAAGCTGCTTGTAGACCTGATCCGCGCCGGTAGCAGAAAGGCCGGACACAATGCCGATGGCTGCCGCTGTCAGCGGGTCTTGTGCAGGGATGGCCGCCCAGCCAAACTGGAAGGCCGCGATGCCCAGAGCGCCGCCCAAAACACCGCACACGACAGGCAGCCACTTGTTGTCCAGAGCGGTAGCCTTGAGGCCGGTCGCCACCAGATAGCAAATCATGGTGATTGCCGCAACACTCGCAAAGTCGAAAGTCATGCTCTCACCTCCTTAGAACTGCATCAGCGCAGCGAGAACGCGGTTGCCGGTGGACGCGACAGCATTGCTCCCCTCGATGTCGAGGATAGTAGATCCGCCGCCGTCTCCCAGCAGCACAGTGTGACAGCCCAGAGACCGGGCGGTGTCCAGCAGCTCTTCCCATGTCGCAGCGACGGTCTTTGCCGTCGAGCTGAACACATAGTAGTAGAGATTGCCGTCCCCGCCGATGCCCAGCAGACTGTGAGTAGTCGCATAGAGCGGAGACTTGTCCCACCCCTGCGCCATTGCTTCGTCGATGGTGAACTCTTTCCCCTTGACAATCAGGGGGATGCCGGAAACCGCCGTTTTGACCCCTGCGGGCGGGGTGAATCCGACATCGACCTTGCCGTCTGCCGTTGCCCAAATCGTGCTCAGGCGGGGATTTTCGGCCAGCTTGACCCCGTCCGCGATGATGTTACCAACGGGGACGGTGCCGGTAGCCTGAAACGGGAAGCAGCAGTAGTTCTTGATGGTTGTGGTGCGCTTGCCCTTGCACCACTTGATAATCCGCCAGTCCCTAGGGTCGATGCGCACCGCGTACATTTTGGGGAGTTTGTGGTAGTGGTACACGATAGTGTCCTCCTTTGCCTGACCTGTGCCGGATTGCAGCCGGGGGGTGATGTGGGCGCGGGGGTCGATGTGCGAGGGGTAAAAATACGCGCCCTTGTGAACCTCCAAGTGGAGATGCCGCCCGGTGACGTTCCCCGTGCTGCCCTCAATGCCAAGGACGGTATCATAGCTCACCGCCTGCCCCTCCTTGACGTTGAGGCTGTCCATGTGGGCATACAGGCTGATATGGCCGTCGTCATGGAGCACGGTGACATAATTCCCGTAGCTTGCATGATAGCGTGTCGCCCTGAGAACCTTGCCGGGGGCGACGGGGAGGACGTTGCCGTCTCCCCCCGCCGCCTTGCTCACAAAGTCCATGCCGCTGTGATACCCGGCTTTCCAGCTCTTGCCCTTGACGCCATAGGCAAGGGTGCATTTCCACGGCTCACGGAAAGGCCATTGGTAGGCGGTCATTACTTGAGTCCCTCAGGAATGGCGACATCCTCCAGACCGTGATAGTCATCCTGCAACATCCCAAAGAAAGCGTCCGCCGCAGCTCTCACCTTGGGATCGTTGAAGTCGCGCTTGCCGGTGACGGCGAAACAGAGCGCCGCCTTGATGTCGGCCTCGTCGCCGGTGGGCAGACAGCCGCGCATACAGGCGTTGCAAAAAGCATCAGCCATGGTGCCTTCGTCGGGGCGGCTCAGACCATCGGGGGTGATGTCGTAGAAGTTCTTGAGGGCGAGGTTGATGGTGCCACGGTGCATGATGATGAACTCTTTTCTTTTCATTGCGATATCTCCTTTGCAGTTTAATGTCTGTTGATGAGGTAGTCTTCCAGCTCTGCTTTTACGGCCTTCATCCGGGAGACATCGTTCCCGTCGATGCCGTGCGCCAGCAAAGCGAGCAGCGCCTTTTGGGTGATGTGGTTCCCCTCCTGCAACTGCTTGAGGGCTTTGTTGTCGTTGTCGAGCAGTTCCCCGTGCTTGCGGACTTCCGTCCGCAGCTCGGAGAACTCTTTTCGCATGGTGTCAAGCGCCTGTTTGTCTTCGCTCAGGATTTCGCTGTGCTTTTCGGTTTCGTCCTTCAGCTCGGCAAGCTCCTTCCTGATCTCTCTCGATGGTGCTTGCTTTGCTTTCCAGATTTTAACCGCCCAGCCGCCTGCGACGCAGACGGTCGTGAATCCCCCGCAGATTGCCAAAAACCCGGCGATGATTCCTGCGGGGGTCAGGGTAAATACAGTGTCCATCAGCTTCACCGCCTCTCTCTGTGTGGTTTATGTGTCTTTGCTGTGTCTATGCTGCCATTTTGCCGGGGTCGGCAAAATGGTGGAGTTTAGCGGTTTAGCACTTGATGATGATGTTCACGACGTTCGGGGCGGTGCGCTCGACGACGCGGTAGGTTTCGCCATGGATGAACTTCTCAGCAGCGGTAGCCGTGCCGCCGGTGCTGACCTTGGCATAGCCGTTGACTTCGCAGGTGCCGTCGTCACGGACAGCAAGGACACCCATCATGCCGATAGCAGCCCATTCGGGACGGTCTTTGCGCTCGATGTAGGGCTGAGAGGGGTCATAGTCCGGGTTGGCCTTGTAGCGCCAGCCGTCGGTTTCGCCCTCAACTTCGACACGTCTGATATCGGTGATGCCGTCCTCTGTGGTGTACTCTTCTTCGATGATCTTAGGCGCAGCCTCAGTGATGTAGCGCCCAAATTCATCGTGCATCCAGCGCCCCAGCCAGTCCTCATCAGCGTTACCGATGATACACGGATTCCCGGACACGATGCCAAGGATGTACTCCCCAGCCTCAGCCTTGCGGATTTTGCGCCCGTCAAGGGTCACGAAATAGCCGATGCGGTCTTCGTTGTCGGGGTTGCCGTCTGCCCACTCGAAATACTCAGCATAGTCCGCGCCGCTGGAATTGTAAGAGGCTTTGCCGTAGACAGCGCCAGCGTAGGTGACGCGGAAGGCATTGGAAAGCGCGCTGGAGCCGGTGCCGTTGCCAACAACAAAAGCGTCGCCGGTGGTGTTGGCCAAGGCTGCGCCTGTGGCCATAGCCTTGTTCAGCTTGCCGCCAGCGTGACCGGCATAGTTGTCGGCTGTGGTGTAGGTGCCTTCGGAATGGGAATAGTTGCCAATTGCCTTTGTGGTGTCTCCCTCGGCATGGCTGTAGGTGCCGCTTGCGACAGTGTCCTTGCCTTCGGCATGAGCGCCGGATTTGGTGGCCTGAGCGCGGAGACCTTCGGTGTGGGAGTAGTCGCCGCTTGCGGTTGTGCCGTAGCCTTCGGCGTGGGCCGAGTTGCCGCTTGCAGTTGTGCCGTTGCCCTCTGCATGGGTATTCAAGCCGCTTGCGACGGTGTCGCGGCACTCAGCATGGGAGTAGTCCCCGCTTGCCTCGCTCCCCCGCCCCTCTGCGTGCGCACCGACGCCGGATGCCTCGTTGCTAAAGCCCTCAGCATGGGAGTACAGGCCGGATGCTACGGTAGCCCAGCCCTCGGCATGGGCGTAGTAGTCGGTAGCGGCGGTGTCGTTGCCCTCGGCGTGGCTGTAGTCGCCCAGCGCTTTGGTCTGCATCCCCTCTGCGTGAGAAGAATGGCCGAAAGCGATGGTCTGTGTCCCCTCAGCGTGGGACTGGATGCCCTGCGCAAGAGAACCCTTGTAGGTGATGTCCGCGCCGATGACGGGGAAGTCTGTGGCAGAGACGGTGTAGTCATCGAGGGTGTCAGTCCCTTCGGCGACATTGCCGCCCTCAGCATGGGAACCGGCTCCGACAGCTGCGGTGTTCCAGCCCTCGGCATGGGAGCCTTCGCCAATAGCGTCTGCCCTGTAGCCCTCAGCATGGGAACTGTAGCCGAAAGCAAAGGTCTGAGTCCCTTCGGCGTGGGAGTTGACGCCTTGTGCAAGAGGACCTTTGATGACAATGTCAGTATCTCCGATAGCAGGGTAAGTTGTGGCGGAGATGGCGACGTCTCCAAGGTTCCCGCCTTCAGTGTTCCTCGAAGAACCTTCGGCGTGAGCCCCATTCCCAGCAGCGATTGAATAAATTCCCTCAGCATGAGCGGCAGTTCCTGTTGCTTGGGTTCGGTATCCTTCCGCGTGAGCATACGTCCCACTCGCAGTATTCTCCGCCCCTTCGACGCTGCTATACAAGCCGCTTGCTGTGTTGCTGTGCCCAACCGCATGACTGTAGTTGCCAGATGCCTCCGCGTTGTAGCCGATAGCCACAGACCCGGTGCCAACAGTCGTGCCAGCCTCCCTCCCCAACGAAATGGAGCCGGTGAAGACAGGGCTTGCCTTCGTCGCGTACTCATCATGGGCGTGATCCGATGCAGCCGCCCCAACATCCGCAGCGGTGTGAGTATGCCCCGTTGCAGCCTTCCCATCAATCTGCTCCTGCACATTCCCCGTGATGCCGTCCAGAGCGTTGATTTCCTCCGCTGTTGCATCAATGCCAAGCCCGGCAAGGTCAGCGGTCACGTCGCCCGCCTCCCATCCTGTGGGCTGACCATCCGCGTCAACCGCTGTGACTTTCAGCACCTGACCGGCTTGCAGCGTGGGGAAATTGCGCAGGCTGTTGAAGTCAAGCGGGAATTCGTTGCCGTTGTTGTCTCTGAATTTTTTGATGAAATTAGACATAAGATGCCTCCTTTCAAAGTGTGTGTTTTTGCTAGGCTACCATGAAGCCGGGGGCGAGGCCGCCGGAGTAGTAAGGGCTATGGGCGTCACGGGTGCCGACCGTAGTCGTGTTCAGGAAATTGTAAGCGTGAGTAGCAGCAACGGAGCGGAGCCACCACCACACGGCAGTTCCCGTAGCGTCGTGCCTATATTTGACCTTGCTGTTACCATCTGCATAGTATTTGTACTGCTTTTGGTAGTTCTGCTCTGCGGAGTTGGCAGAAGAGCGCGCTCCAAAAGCCTCAAATTCCGCCAGCAGGAACAAATTCTCTGACGATGCCGTGACACAGCTCGCCGCACCAGAACCGCCGCCCGTGTTGTCACTGTACTTCGTACAGGCCGTAATGACATTCTGCCAAGCGGTAGGCATAGCTGCTAAGAACGCTGGTAAGATGGTATTCCGCATAAAGCTACCGAACCACCCGCCAGAGCTGGATTGTGAGGTATTCATCCGGAACCCCGCCGAGGTGCCGGTCGTGTTGTAGCTGCTATCACAGAAAGCAATATCCTTCCCGTCCGCAGTCTTGCCAAACTGGAAATGTATGGTGTTTGTCCCCTCGACATCCGGGTTGTGGTCGAATCCGATGATGAAGGCATAATAGGTCTCTTTGTTGAAGATCAACGCTCTTACTGCCCCGTTAAGCTCAATCGGCACGGTATCGCCAACAGCCCAAAGACTAGGTGCGTAACCCAAGCGCGCAGCCTTTTGGATTTGTTCGGGTGTTGCGTCGCTCAGTTTAGCGGGAATACCGCCGGGTAAGGTATGCACACTCCCCTTCCTTAAATACATAACATGACCCATCAATTCACCCCCTTTGCCCCGACAAGAGCGGCGATGCGCTGCAAGTCGGTGATTTCTGCGTTGTAAAAATCATGGTTCCAAATCCAGTGGTCTTGATGCTCTCGCCGTTTGAAGCGCCACAGGGAAAGGTCTGCCCATACCCTGTCCCATCTCTCCTGATAGCCGGAATCCCGCTTTTCAAGGGCGGTTTTGATGGACTCAACCAGATTTCCGCGTTCCAGCCCTCTCCCATCGTCGTTGCGGGAGAAATACTGATAGGCGTTTTCGCTGGTCGGCAGGCAAAGAGGTTCGCCGTCTTTTGTGGAGATGCAATCATCAATGATGGTGCATTCCGTGCCGTAAGGGAGGTTGACAGGGCCGCAGAGGGCGAGTTGTTTGAATCGGCGGTGTGTGATATAGGTCATGCTGCCTCCTTTTCCGCCGGTCTGTATCTGGTGTACTTCCAGCCGGACGGGTTTTTTGTTGCGCGAAGTGTGCAGGGGAATCGTTTGCTTCTGATGGCCAATTCCGGGGCGAACAGCGTTGCAAAACGCCAATCCATCCCCTCAAGTGTGCGGTAACTGTTGCAGCGTCTGGCGTGTGCCCTCCATGACTGATAGGATGTGAACACGTCCTCCGGCGCTAACTTCCCATCATCCACCCAGCGGCGAAAAATGGTCAGCTTGCGGCGAATGGCCCGGATGCACTTGCGGCTGATTTTCATGGTGATCTTGCCGGTATCGCTCAGGCTGAACCGCATCTTGAGAAACGTGAAGCTGTGATGCCTGAATGGAGTTATCACGCTCTTTTCGTCGCTCATCTTGATGCCGAGTTCTTCTGCCATCCGCCCCAGACATCGCTTAATGTCCCTAAGCTCCTCGATTGAGTTGCTGATAACATAGCCGTCGTCCATGTACCGGCCATACCCACGGATGCCGCGAACATCCTTGATGTAATGGTCGATTGGACTTGCGTAGTCAAGGGCGATGATCTGTGAAATCTCGCTCCCAAGCCCCACACCGTGTGGCCGCGCTGCTGTCTTGTCTGCTGTCCTCATCTGCTGAAAGTCATCGACAAACGCGCAAAACAGAGCATATACGCGGTCATCTTTGATCTTCTTCCGCGCCCTCGCCTTTATCCCGTCGTGCGGAATGCTTGCGAAGTAACCCTTGAAGTCAAACTGGAAGATGCCGCCCTCTAGTCCATGCCGTCTGTGATGGTCTCTCAGGTGCTTTTTCAGCCGCTTTAGGGCAAAATCCATACCCTTCCCTTCAAGACTGGCGGCGTTGTCGTGGACAAAACTCCGGGAATACGCCTCTGTCAAGATGTTCGCGCATAAGCACTTCTGCGCCGCCCTCTCTCTGATGGGGAGTGCGTCAATGTCCCGGCTTTTACCATGCTCTACCGTAGTAAAGCTGTGAAACCCACGGAACTTGCGCGTCCCGTTGTGCAGTTCATCATGCAGCGCGGACATCTCAGATAGGAGGTTAGTCTCAAAGTTGATGGTTGAGGACTTCCACCTGACACCGTTGCAGCACGCTTTCCCTGCCTTGCAAAGATTCCCAAAGGAGAAAACCTTGTCGAAGGTCTTCCCTCCGGCTTTCAGGGCCTTTTCCTCCCGCCGTGCTTTGCGACGTTGGTATCGGCCCTCTCTGCGGTCTTCGCTGGTCATGGTATTGTCTCCTTTTGATGCAGTCCCGCCCGTGCAGTAGTCGGCTTGCGGGTGGTTTGCAAGGGCATCACTCCTTACACCTGTCCCGGACTCCGATGCGGTTTTGTCTAGCTGCGTAACGGCCATCAATGAAACCGGGAAGAGTCCCGCAAAACTCCCCAGCCATGCAAGCAGCGTCCTGATGTCCGTATCAAGCGGCAAGTTTAGGATTGAAACCTGCATATGCAGGCCAAGCTCCAAGGCGCAAGCCCTCCTTTGAATTTATGGGACACAGCTTCGCTATCGCTACTTGTTCGAGTCCCATGGTTGTTCAGATCCGGGAGCCAACCCGCCCGAGTTGTTCGCGTTGTTGTTGTTGTTGCTGCCGCTCGTGTTCACATTCCTGAAGTTGTTGGTGTTCGTTGCATTAACGGAGCGGAGCCACCACCAGACGGCGGAGGACGTCAGGGCTTGCCCTAAGCTCATAAGGGGTTATCCCCTTTTGGCTTTCTGAATGTTTTGGAATCTCTGTTTGTCGCTTTGCAACACCCCGCGAATTCGAGACAGCGTAATGTTTCCCTGCTCTGTCCAACGGCTGAAAACGCGGTCATATTCCGCCCTGCTCTCGAAAAAGTTGTTCCCGCTGTCCACCAGCTCATACAAAAAGGTCAGCTCTCCCAAAAATGCCTCAACCGCTGTCAGCGCCAACGTCAAATAGCGGTGCCGCAACTCGTAGTCTCGCGGGTTCATGTCCTTATGGATGAAGATGGCGTTTGCTCTCAGGCAGTTGGTGTAAACCTCACCGGCCAAATTCAACATATTGTTGGTGATCGGCCAGCGGTAACTCGTGGGGAACTTTCTCAGGATGCGGATAGTCTCTTTTCGCAAAAGTCGCGCTGCTGCAATATACTCTGCCGCCGCGTCCTTCCGGCGCGATTTGTAGACCGACATCGTTTTCAGCCTCCTCGCGGATTGTTGTTGAATTGAGCCTATGCGACACGGCTTTCGCCGCGCCGCGTCTCAAGTGGAAGATTTTGGATTAGGCGACAGCAAAGCCGGGAGCCAACCCGCCCGAGCCGTTCGCGCCGTAGCCGCTGCCG